CGAGATTTACAAGTGTCTTGCTTTGTTGGATGGCGTCTTCTTCAGTACCCGTGGAACAACGAATTGTGCTCACTCGGTGGGCCGGCAAGTGGCTACAATATGCATTTCAGATTGCCGTAGGCAACACACCTGACAGAGTTGTAGCCAAGCGTTTGCTGGCAGAATTTGATCAATGTGAAGAGGAAGCAGGAGAGTTTGTAGACATTCTGGTGGACACTAAAACTAGAACCGTAATGCAAGAGGTGTCTGATGTGGTGACTATTGACCACGTCAAAACCAATGTGACCACGCGTCGCCGCATTCAAAAGGGTCGACGGTCTAGTTTTGCTATGTGTATAGCGAAAGAGGCATACTTGAAATTTGGCGCTCGTCCAGTCAGCGAGGCCAACGTACTAGTCACCAGGAAGTGGTTGGGCAAATTAGTGGATGACAGATTCAAAGACCTTCGTACCTGCGATAAGGTCTTGGCTGTAGATCGGGCAACATTCCTATCATTTGTGCCCACCATGTCATGGAACAATATGAAGTTTCTCGTCAAGGATGTGCCGTTTAACCGCGGTAACTCCTTGGTCGAGAGAATTAATGGTGATTCCCTGTTCACCAGGATTGGCCGTTGGGCCAACCCTGATGATTAACGATGCCCAGTTGTTGTAAGTGGTCAGGGTTGTTTGTTGAGTCGTGCGCCAAACCCTGACCAACTGCTCGTCGCACGACGACTGGGAGTGACTAAAATACGTACTTGTATGCGTGTGTCTCATGTTTCTCCAAACATTGAGATTGTACCCTTTAACAACGACATTAACACTTTGGAGAGGGCCGTCAAAGAACGAGTGTTCTATGTGAAGAATATTGATAAATCAGAAGGAGCTCCTGAATTTACAACCCCTCCAAGGCCTGAACCCCATTACTTTGCTGAACGTCTTGGAGAGACGTTTAGCCGTTTAAAGCGTTATCTGCCCTCGACCGCCCCGATTACCCATCAGCAGTTTGTTGATTCGGTACCCGGCCGCAAGCGGAAAGCGTATCAAAACGCTCTTGACCTCATTTTTGCAGAAGGATTTGATGTCAAGAGGGATAGTGAGGTGAAGGTTTTTGTTAAACTTGAAAAGACCGACCGGACTAGTAAGTCCGACCCCGTACCGCGTGTTATATCACCAAGGAATCCTAAATTCAATATCGCCCTTGGTAGATATCTCCGACCCATGGAGGAACGCATCTTTAAAGCATTGGGTAAACTGTTTGGACACCCAACTGTTATGAAAGGAATGGATACTGATAAAATGGCTGACACACTTTTGCAGAAGTGGGAAATGTTCAACAATCCTGTGGCGATAGGATTGGATGCGAGCCGTTTTGATCAGCACGTTTCTTTGGATGCGTTGAAATTTGAACATAGCGTTTATCTTGAGTGCGTTAAAACCCGAAAACATAAGATGAAATTACAGCGACTATTAAGCAGTCAACTCCGAAATACCTGCTTTGGCCGCACGGAAGATGGCACCCTGCGATACGTCGTAGATGGAACTCGAATGTCAGGTGATATGAACACAAGTTTAGGGAATTGCGTCCTAATGTGTTGTATGATCCACGCGTATGCGCTTTCGAAAGGTGTGCCCGTCCAGTTAGCGAACAATGGTGATGATTGTGTGGTCTTCATGGAGAAAAACCATTTGAAACAGTTCTCAGACGGGCTGTTTGAATGGTTCCTGAAGATGGGGTTTAATATGGCCATAGAAGAACCAGTGTATGAGTTTGAACAGATTGAGTTCTGTCAAACCAAGCCTGTGTTTGATGGCAAAATTTACACAATGTGTCGCAATCCCATAACTGCAATCGCTAAGGACTCCGTATATTTGAAAAATGAATCCAACTTTCATACTTATGAAGCATGGTTGAACGCAGTTGGTACAGGAGGTTTAGCACTCGCGGGTGGCATGCCAATTTTTGATGCCTTCTACAACCTGTATAAGCGGTCTGGTAAAGTGTCCTGGTTTAGTGCTCGGAGGAAACGGAATAAAACGTTGGAAGCGTCTGATGATGTTTTGCCTTGGTATATGCGGGAAAATCACCTGCATGGTACTCGGGTATCTCAAGAACCAACGCCGGAGGCCCGATGCAGTTTTTGGACTGCATGGGGGATAACTCCCGATGAACAAATTTGTTTGGAGAAGCACTACCAGGGCTTGTCGTTGAATGTGAGTCATTTGGAGAAGGCGGAGTTTGTACCTCGCTCCGTCTTTTCTGACTCGTTTGTGTAGTTTGTTTGGGGTTCCCAACCATGAAGGTCCAAATCCAATTTGATGGGCTAATATAAAAGCCAAGTGACTGCACGGACCATGGGTTGGGGATGAACAGTCCCATTATAGAGTGGGATCCCATATATCTAAGTTATGAATGACGTACTACGTTGAGTACCCTGATTCCAATAGCAAAGCAATACAACCCAGCAAAAATCGAAAGCAAAATTCTGATCGCCGGGTTGATTATTACAATCCAGTAAATCATCTTTTGGCTCCTGTTGTACGTGGAGCAGCCGAGTATTACCAGCCTCATTTGGAAACTTTGATTCCTGCGCTTGATAGAGGAGTTCGTTCAGCGGCCAAGAAAATTTTTGGCAAGAAGACAACCACACCCCAACCCCGTGTAGTCTATAAAGCTTCTGGTGAAGTAGTTGCCCCATCTAAGTTGCAGCGAACTGTTCTTCCAACTGCTGCTGGAACTTACGCCCCATACTCACCCAATACTGAGTTTAAATATATCAAGACTGTCCCTGAGACTAGATACGTTATGCCGACCAGAGGGAAGAACGCAATGTCTAACACTCTTGTTTCTGCTCCGGTGGCTCGGGCCAAGCGTATATCTGCTGCTAGTAGGGTTAAATACTCTAATGGTACCCGCGGTGTCGTGGTCACACACAAAGAATTGATAGGCTCTTTGGAGTCTAACGCAACTACTTTGTCCTACAACGCCGTTGGGTTTGTTGTTAACCCTGGTAAATCATCCACCTTTCCGTGGTTGTCTACTATAGCAACAAATTATGATAAGTATCGTATCTTGGGTCTTCGTGCACATTTCGTGTCTAACCAACCAACCTCTACTGCTGGTAGGGTTGGAGTTGGTATAGATTATGATTCGACCGATCCGTTGCCAGCTGACAGGTCTGAGTTTTTTGCTCTGACCCATCATGTTGAAAGTTCTCCATGGGACTCGATATCCTTGAATATACCAGTGAAGAGTGAGGTGAAATTTGTCAATTCACACACGACGACTGATTCCAAATTGATTGATTACGGTCAACTCATTGTCATGGCTGACCAGATAGTTACATCTGGTTCTGCTGTGTTATTGGGCGACATCATAATTGAGTATACTGTTGAACTTATAGATCCCCAACAGGCAACTTACAGTACGCAATATTTTGTTGGCAACAACATTGGAGCGTTTTCTGTGTTGTCCATGTATGGGCATGCGATTGTGGAAATGGTACCTACTACAAGTACCACTGTGCTTGAATTTAGTGTTCCTGCTGGATATTATGCCTTCTCTCTTGCAGTGCGTGATGCGGGTAGTGGTGGCCCTGGTATGGTGGCCACGATTAATGGAGGCACTGGCACTAGCTCATATTGTGCAGATGCCACAGAATCCAATCGCATTGGTAAGTTCAAAATTACATCAAACACTGGTAAGTTGAAAATTACATTGTCTACTGTTGCTTTAGCTAATTTGGAGTTTATTGCGTTCTCGTTTTCTAGGATTAGTTCTAATGCATATGCCGCTTCGGCATATGCCACAGCACTAACTACCTATTAGTCATTACATATTTTGGAGTGGAATTATGTTGTGGCTGGTTGCCTGATCCAGATGCGTAGGCATTTATGGGTGGTACGGTTGGATCAGGATGGGACGACCTGCTATAACATTTTCCTAATCCGTAAAAACACAAAAAAATTAGTGTAAGAGTGTGC